AAAGGACCAATGGTAGGAAGACAACATATTACGGGAGCTCATGATTATTTGGAGTTTGCAACAACAGGTTCAACATTTAACCCTTTACCACCAACTACCCAATCTGGTTCATATGAAGAACCTCCTAAGACAATTATAAATACATTTGGAGGTTACTAAAATCTTTCGTATATTAGGGTAAAATAAAGGTTTATGTATTGGTTAGTGGAAGATAAAGAACAATTAGATATTCTAATTAATAGTAGTTATAAAGAGGTATTCATTGAGGTAATACCCTATAATGATACAATACACCCCGTATTAAACCACGTAAGTTTAGTGTATATTAGACCACTTGAAGCAACTAAAGGTTTTATGGTATGTGTTACGCATAGTGAATCTTTAAATGCTTTAAATACGCGTGTAAACGAATTAATAGATAAGTTCGAAGTGTTGTATTGTCGAGATAAAAAGGAAACATTACACTATTTTCCAAACAAAACTCTCTATGACATAACGCCACCTCCTCATACATATATACGTCCATCTACCCCAACACACGATTTATACTATAGTAAACACAAGGATAACCATGAGTTAAACCTAATTATACCGATTGTTAAACACTATGAATTGTGCGAGATAATTTTTGGAGATCTAAAAGCGAATATTAACAGAAAAAAAACAAAATATGATGACTTCTTTAACAGTAGAGTATCCGTGGTATTCAACGCCATCGAGAGAAATGGCATACGCATACACAATGACACCTTCAGTGAATACTTCCACGAGGTTGACGGTGAATACGTCCACACTCAGTTCAACTTAAAAACAACAACAACAAGACCATCAAATAAATTTAAAAATGTAAATTATGCAGCACTTAATAAAGAAAATGGATGTAGGAAAAGTTTTATACCACGTAATAATAAGTTTGTGGAAATTGATATTAGTGCTTACCATCCTAGCTTGGCTTCTCGTCTCATTAATTATGATTTTGCCGATATTGATATCCACGCTCATTTTGCTACCTTATATAATGTGGATTATAAAAAATCGAAAGAACTTACCTTCAAGCAGCTCTATGGAGGCGTATTTGAAAATTATCGACACCTGGAATTCTTTAAAGGAATCGAGGAATATGTAGGAGAAATGTGGCGTAAGTTTGAAAGCGACGGGTTCGTTGAATGTGAGATTTCTGGATATAGATATAAAAAGGAAAATTTGCAAAACATGAACCCACAAAAACTATTTAATTATTTGCTACAAAATTTGGAGACGTCAATGAACGTTCGTATATTATGGGATATGTGTGGTATATTGCGGAAATGCAAGACAAAGTTAGTACTATATACTTATGATTCGTTTTTATTTGATTTAGATGACAGTGAGGAAGATGTATTAAATGAAATTAGAGAGGTATTTAAAAAATACAAATTAAACATTAAAGAAATAGAAGGTTATGACTACAATTTTACAGAATAGTACTAATATGTATAATGCGGAATATGATGTTATTACTAACATCCAAAACGCAGGAGACTTGAATAATAAATTATTTTGTACGTTTACAGACCTAGATGGTTTAGACGCACTAATCGAAGATATACAATCAAAATATACAATCATGTATAATAAAATGTTTGTCCTTGAAATAGTAGGCAAAGATGAATATGTTGTAACTTATAACGTAGACCAAGGGAATGTTCAAACTATCCCAGAAAACACAATATTGGTTCATAGAAAAAAAGAATCAAATACCTTGTACACCATTAATGCACTTAACGAATTGATTAAGAAGTTGAATGGTGGTGTTGTTGATACTAAATATAAAATAGATTGGCAACATTATAGAAATTGTGTATTACTTACCCAACACAATGATTTAAACCAATTAAATACAAAAATTTATAAAATAATAGACATATAATGAAAGAATTAAAAACATTTAGAAAATACTTATCAGAAGATAATGGTAGATCTTATGGTCATGTTACGGTTAGACTTATAGACTTCACAGATGGAAAAAACCAAGAAAAAAAATATAATCAGGATTTTGATGTAATTGAAAAATTTGATAATGTTGAAGAATTTAAAGTTTGGTTAAATAATAACTACCCAGATGCCGTTGAACATACAGGTATAAATACTACTAAAATCTTTGGTAAAGATTGGGTTACTAATAATAAACACATATCAACTCATATTAGAGACCCACATTCAAATGGGTGGAATAATACTTACATCATTCCAAATAAATAAAAAACATTAAAAAATAATCGAAGTATAATTTGGTTCCCCAAATATTAGTTCGTATATTCAGTTACATATAAACAGTTATAATTAAAATAAAGTTACATTATGGATTTAAATGCATTAAAGAAAAAATTGGATACGCTCCAAACCCCACAATCAAGTGGAGGGAAAATCGATTACTCAACCATTTTTTGGAAACCTTCAATAGGTAAACAACAGATTAGAATTGTACCCTCAGCATATGATGCCTCTAATCCATTTACTGAATTAAAGTTTCATTATGGAATTACTAATAAAGTAATGATATCACCATCTAATTTTGGTGAAAAAGACCCCATTGCTCTGTTCGCTAATAAACTTCGTGAAGGAGAGTATAGTAAGGAAAATTACGTATTAGCTAAGAAATTAGACGCTAAAAACCGTATTTTCGTTCCTGTAGTAGTTAGAGGAGAAGAAGATAAGGGTACTAGATTATGGCAATTTGGTAAGTTAGTTTATGAAGAATTATTAGCACTAGCCGTTGATGATGAAATTGGAGATTACACAGACATAGTAGGTGGTAGAGATCTTACAGTTGAAACAGTAGGACCTGAAGTAACAGGAACACCTTACAATAAATCATCTATTCGTGTAAGAATGAAAACATCTCCATTAAGTGAGGATACAGCTCAAGTAGAAAAGTGGACAGCTGAACAACCAAATCCAAAAGAAGGATTATTTAAAGTTTATACTTTTGATGAAATGAAGTCTGCTCTAGAAAAATGGTTATCACCAGAAGACAATGAAGGAGAAATTGCTCAAAACCCAACTTCATTCCCTACAGCAGCTGCAGCAGCACCAACAACCGGAAATTTTAGTTTAGACACTAGTAATGTTAAACAAAGTAAGGTAGATAAATTCGATTCATTATTTGATGACAAAACAGACGATTTACCTTTCTAAATATGGCGAAAAAAACATCAAAGTCTCTCTCGGCAGCAGTGTCTGCCGAGATTAAGAGCAAATTTGATCTTAATAAGTTTAAATCATCTAAAGGTTTAAATAAAAACGTTAAATTTAAGGAACAAAAATGGATTCCATTATCACCTGCATTCCAAGAAGTATCTGGAGTACCTGGTATACCAATGGGGCATATAGTATTACTTAGAGGACACTCTGATACTGGTAAAACTACTGCATTATTAGAAGCAGCAGTTCAAGCTCAAAAAATGGGTATATTACCTGTATTTATTATTACAGAGATGAAATGGAACTGGGAACATGCAGCCCAAATGGGATTAAAGGTTAATTTAATCAAGGATGATGAGGGCAATGTTATAGATTATGAAGGTGATTTTATTTATGTAGATAGAGAAACTGTACATACTGTAGAAGATGTAGCTGCATTTATAATGGATTTACAAAACGAACAGAAAGAGGGTAATCTGCCAACAGATTTAGCTTTCTTTTGGGATTCAATCGGTTCTATTCCTTGTGCTATGTCAGTTGAAAAACTAAAAAATAACAATGAGTGGAATGCTGGAGCAATGTCAACACAATTTGGTAATACAGTAAATCAAAGTATTGTAATGTCTCGTAAAGAGTCATCACCTTATACTAACACATTGATTGCTATTAACAAAGTATGGACTGCTAAGGCAGAATCACCTATGGGTCAACCAAAGATGATGAACAAAGGTGGAATGGCTATGTGGTATGATGCAACATTTGTAGTTACATTTGGTAATGTCTCAAATGCTGGTACATCTAAGATTAAAGCAATCAAAGGTGGTAAGCAAGTAGAATGGGGTAAACGTACCAACTTACAAATTGATAAGAACCATGTTAATGGTATCGCAGCAAGAGGTAAAATTGTTATGACTTCTCACGGGTTTATTGAAGATACAGACAAAGACAAAAATGCTTATAAGAAAGCACATGCTGATGAATGGTCTAAAATCCTAGGAGGAGGAACATTTACAATTGTAGAAGATGAAGAAGATGCAACACCCGTACTTTACGACGTAGAGGACTTATAAACAAAAACATGAAACAGAAAGAGTTATTTAATCTCTTGGATAATATCCAGGAAGATCAGGAAGCACCTACCCAAAATAGGCATGATAGAGTATTAATCTTAGATGGTTTAAATCTATTTTTTAGGAATTTTGCCATGATGAACATGGTAAACCCCGATGGAGTTCATATTGGAGGGTTAGGTGGTTTCTTCCGCTCTTTAGGTGCCATGATTAGACAAACGAATCCAACTTCTGTTTATGTAGTATTCGATGGGCCAGGTTCTACAGTAAATCGTAAGAACCTGCTCTCCGAATACAAAGGAACAAGAAATATTCAAAGAATTACGAATTGGGAAGCGTTTGATAATATGGAAGAAGAACATGATTCCAAAATTGATCAAATTGTACGTATAATACAATACTTAAAATTATTACCTATTAAAACTACTACACTTAGTAAAGTTGAGGCTGATGATATTATAGCAGTATTATGTGAAAAGCTTGTAGAAAAACATAATTCAACTTGCTTTATAGTATCTAGTGATAAGGATTTCTTACAATTAGTAACTGATAAGATTATTGTGTATAGACCAATGGAGAAAGAATATTATACTCCAAAAGTTATAGAAGAAAAAATAGGTTTATTACCATCAAATTTTATATTACATAAAGCCTTATTAGGGGATAGTTCAGACAATATTAAAGGTATTAAGGGGTTAGGAGCTAAAGGTATATTTAAAAAATTTCCTGAGTTAAAAACAACACCTTTAACTTTAGATGACATTTTCGACATATGTGCTAGGAAATTCAAAGAACATATTGTATATTCACGTATAATTCAGGAGAGAGCTCGTATAGAAACTAATTATAAAGTTATGGATTTAAGTAAACCCATGATAGATGAAAAGGGAATTGAGCATGTTGAACATTTAATAGATGAAGATTTAAATGAATTTAACCCTGAAATGTTTGTTTCATTTTATAATGAAGATAAATTAGGGGGAATGATAAGGAATTTGGAAACATGGTTAAAAGACATATTTGCTCTATTTCCAACATATGAACGATAAAAATAAAAAGGTTATATTTGGAGATACGAGGAATAAGTCGTATATTCATACACAAGTAGGTTATAAACATTACTAAATAGATACACAATTGACGCTAAATAGCATAAACCAATATGGGCACGATTTTCAAATAAAGGTGTTATCATCACTATTAACACATAAAGAATTCCTAGTAAATATCCATGATATTATATCCGAAGAATACTTCGAAAATCAAGCTCAAAAATGGGCTATTAAAGAGGTATTAAATTATTATGACAAATATCACACTACCCCCTCATTAGATATATTAAAAGTAGAACTACAAAAAGTAGATAACGAAGTATTACAGATTTCTATTAAAGAACAATTAAAATTAGCATTTGTTACTTCTGATGATGATTTAGAATATGTTCAAGAAGAATTTACAAATTTCTGTAAAAACCAACAATTGAAGAAGGCCTTAATGTCGTCTGTAGACTTATTGAAAGCAGGCGATTTTGATGGTATTAGATTTATTGTTGATAATGCTTTAAAAGCAGGACAGGATAAAAACATAGGACATGAATACGTTAAAGATATTGAATCAAGGTATAGAGAAAATTCAAGAGAAACTGTTCCTACTCCTTGGGACAAGATCAATGGTTTACTACAAGGTGGATTGGGAAATGGAGATTTTGGTCTTATATTTGGTAATCCAGGAGGTGGTAAATCATGGTCATTAGTAGCAATTGGTGGTCATGCTGTGAAAATGGGATACAACGTTTTACATTATACTTTAGAATTAGGAGAGGAATACGTTGGAAAACGATATGACGCTTTTTTTACTAAAATTCCTGTTAATAAAATAGATTCCCATAGAGATAAAGTAGAAGACATGATACCCCAGTTACCTGGAAAATTAATAATTAAAGAATACCCAACAGGACGTGCATCAGTATCTACAATTGAATCACATATATCA